TCGCCAGTACCATCGCTGACATTAGTGAATTTCATAATACAGTTTCTTTCACCATCTTGGATGGTTTGTGAAGTTACTGCATCAGCCATTAGTTACCCCCTTACTCAAATGGAGTAGCTAGTGTACCATCACCATGAAGAAAAGCTTCACAATGCCATACTGCTGCTGTAGTTGCTTTTAAGCGGATTATTCCTCCGACAAGCCAACCTTGCCCTGCCGTTCCCAGATCAATGGTGTCATCATCACTTGCATCAGGGATGAAAGTGTTGGTGTCTGTTGCAGTTGCTGGATCAAAGATCGTAGCAAAACCAGAAAATAAATCACTGGCATTGTCTGTATTAATTTGTCCTGCACCTGTAAAAGTTGTGCCAACGATAAAGGTATAGTTTATTCCTGCTGCGGCTGTAGGTAGTGTTACCACTATTCCTGCTGCTCTATTCAGAGTATAAACTGTGCCTGAATCGGTTGACTCAACACTCTTCGTTGCTGAGGTAATGCTACTAATATTAGAGTAAGCAGAAACATAACCAGTCGTGGTTATATTACCGCTAGAATCAATATCAAGATTTGTTGTAATGGCTCCAGTACCAGACGCTTTACTGATTTGTTCAAAACCATTTTCCGATCTGACTGGTCCATTAAAAGTTGAATTTGCCATAATTAAGTCTCCTTAATAACTCTATCGTCTTGGCGTAGTCTGCTAGGTCAGTCGATAGATAAAATTTACCCTAGATAAAATGATGGGAGTTGAGTGACAAACCCTCCCATCAATGGTTCGATATGATAACTTATCCGATTAGGATGATCCGGGTGAACCGAAGATACCTAGCGGATCAGATACACCAAAGGAGTATCTTTCTCTTGCTTTGTATCTAACATTACCTGTAGTGAAATCACCATCCATGCTTGTTTGCATAGGGGTTCTTTCAAAATGCTTCATGCCGTCAGGAATATCAGTAGTCAAGAAGAATGCATTTGTGTCAGTCAAATAATGATTGACAGAATACCCTTCTGGAATTACTCCATTCGTTTTGATCGCATTAATATCGTTATCAGATGTTCCTACACGATAGCTACTATCAAGTAGTCGTGTGGCAACAAACTGAAGATCGGTAGGAATGACCAATTTTCTTGCACGAGCAGCAATTAATAAACCTCTTTCGTCTGTCCATTTAGAGATTTGTATAATCGCGTCTTCAAGTGATGTTTCATTTAAATCTGCACCTGTACTGGGTCGATTACTGTTTGTGCCACCATTCACCAAGGGGTGAGCAGTGCTAAACAGAGCGACATCATCGCCAGATTTAAATGTGGTACTGAATCCATTGTTAAGTGGATACGCTGCTTTTACCTGTTTTGTGTAAGCCATTGCACGAGCCAAAGCTTTGGTGTATCTAGCAGATAAAGAAACATAGAGGTTATCCTCCATTGCTTCTTCAGTGATAGAAAATCCCATCCCAATAGTTTCGTGTGTATAGCGAGCCACATAAGTTTCTTGCGCTGTATCAAAAGTGATAGCAGAGCCTTCATCCTTAACGGGTGCAGCACCAAATCCTGAAAGTTTTAACTCTTCCTCAAATGATCTATCAGATGATTCCGTGTCATAAATTTCAGCGTGTTCGTTCTCATAAGCCGCATATTCTTCTCCAAAAAGGGCGTTTAAACCCGGAAGAAGTTGTTTTAGCTCATTTGCTCTAGATATAGAAGCCATAATTTACCCCCTAACCTACGCCAGTCGCGTTAAGCAACTGATGACCAGTGTTAAACATTACTAATACATCTGTGTATGCATCACCAATAGCACTACTAGGACCATCGACAAAGTCGATAATCTTGACAGGTAGTGTGTTTGTGGTTGCAACAGTAGATATATCAACCGAGTTTTTGCTGTTACCAATCGCAGTAGAACCAGCAGTTTGCACTACAGCACAGTTTTTACCAAGATCATCTTGGTCGGCTGCGCCATCGCATTGCATTTGCATGATTAGAAAAGGATCGATTGCAACAAACGCCACAATATCATCGGCAGCAGTAGATGCTGGGAAATATTGATTAGGCGTGAATTGACCTGTGGTTGGATCAGTATATTGGCATCCCAAGAAAATTCCAATTGGGGTCAAAGCCGTAGTACCACTATCTAGTTGGATAGTAGTATTAGGATTATCATCCCCCATTTTTACAAAATCACCATAGAATATGGATGTCCCATACGCATTTTTAATTTTGTAATGCTTGACTTGGTTATTAAATGCACAAGATATTATAGAACCAACTGGTCGCGCTCCGTGAGGAGTAGCTGAAGTTGACATAATTGTCTCCTAAATTTAATTAAAATAAGGCGATATTAAGAATCTCGCCCAAAAGAAGTCCTCGATTTCCTCTCAAAAACAGTCTTTGTAGGCATACGAGGGTCTTGGTCTTTGAAAAAAGCGTTGTCGACAGACTCGATTTGGTCTTTTGACATACGAGCAAAATGTTCATCCCTAGCTTCCGCCATTTCTTTGGGCATTTTACATAAGAGACAGCCACCAATTTCCACATGACCCTTTCGGCTCCATTCAGAATTGTGATCATTCATTACTTGCAGTTCTGGGTGGTCGCTAGAATTAACTGGCTCCCATCCGCTACGAAGTTGTTTGGAGACATTTGGATTATCCACTTGCCCTAACAAACTAGTTCTGATCCATCTGAAAACCCATCCATCTTCTGGATCAGGGTTCGGTAAATTAGTTGGACTCTCCCAACTTGTATATCGTTGTTCTTTCTCACGACTTTCTAAATCTCTAGGATTTTTGTTAATAGAAGTTTCTTCTTCAGAAACAGGTTTACTCTCTTGAACATCCTTGTTTACAGTATTATCACTCATATTAACCTTCCTCTAGTTTTAGATATTGAGCAGCATAAGCTTGTGGACTTATGTTCAGTTGCCTTGCAACTCTTATCTGATCTTTACTTAACGATACTTTGCGAGGTTTTTTACCATTACTTCTCGTACTGGGTGCAACCACACTCGCGGGTTGTCTTGAATCAGTCTCTACAACTCCCGTTGCTTGAGGCTGAACTCCAAAAAAATCTGGAAATCTTATTTTCATCTCTTTGTCGATTTTTGCATAATAATCAACAGCATTTGTTGTAGGGTCTGTTCCTTGTCCCCTAACCTCTTGATCTAAGTACATTGCATAAGATGTCATTCTTTGATGAACAGGATCAGCATTATTCATAAACCAAGGATTTTTATCTGACCAAGCTTGCATGTCTGGATCAAGCTGTGTTCTATTTATATTAGGTTCTTTTATTGGCGGCAAATTTTGTGATGCTTGCTGCATAACCATATTTGCATACTGACCTGATTGCTGTTCTGCTACTGCGGCTTTAGAAAGCTTTGCTTGTGCAGCACCTATTGCTTCAGAATCACCTTCATCATAAGCTTTAGTTAGTTCTTGTTGTGCAGAATGTAATGCCCATTGTGCATTATTTAATGCTTGCTGATTAAGAACATCGCTTCCCTGATTAACAAAACTATTTAGTCTTTGATTTTCTTCCATCAAACCTTTAAGTTGAGCAACAGCTTCCCTTTCTGCTCCCAAAGCTGCTTCTTTTGCTTTTCTTTCTGAATCATATTGACTGCGAATATTGTCAATTTCATTACCAACTGATTCTTGTGACTCCTCTAAAGATTCAACCTGTAGTTTTTCAACGCTATCTTCTGTGTTTTCATTAACTAACTCAACTTCTGGAGCTTCAGAAACTACATCGTTCTTTATACCAAAGAATTGATCTTGAATCGTTTCTTTACTCTCTTCTGGTTCATTATTTACTATTTCGTTCATGCTCTAACCACTCCTTTAGGGTCTTCAACTACTGCTTCCACAGTGTCATCATTAATGATACGAAATTCTTTTCCATAAAGCTTTAAACGAGTACCTGAATAAGCACGGAAAACAATCCAATCTCCTTTTTTACACCAAGGTCCATTAGGAAATCTTTTTTTATCTTGGTAACAATCATCGCCCATTTTTAAAACATATCCACAAATATTAGCAACTTCTTCTTGATCTAATGTTTGTTGTGCTTTAATGATGCCGCCATCAGTCTTTTTATCAGCTTCTGGCATTGCAACTAATATACGCCATCCCATAGGCTCTGGTAATTGACTTTTGTTGCTAGGCTCTTCTATTGATTTTATTTTTTCTTGCGCTTGCATTATGAAATAAATTTCAGTTAATCCGCCTTGATGAATTTTTCTACCCAATCCAAGACTTCGCGTTCAGTTAAGGCTAACCCTTCAATAATACCAACCATCTTTTGATAATCTGAGTAATCTTTACAAGCACCTGTTGATATATGATCTGCATGATCATTCATCATTTCACGCACTCTTCTTATTAAGAATTCTGAAAGTGATTGCTCTTTGATATCATTCTGACTCACGACCCCTATCTTCTGTCATAGCTTTGGTCATGTCAACAATTTTTTCAACCTGTTTCATCTCTAGTTCTTTATCTTTTCTAGTGCTGTCTTGCATATCGCTTGCAATTCGCTGTCCTATGCTTGCACCTGCAATTCGTTCTTGTGATTCAATTCGTTCTTTCTCAAGAGCATCTTTAGCTATAGCTTTCTGTGTTTCGAGTTGAATCTTAGCTTGATCAGTTGTTGCTCTTCTTTGAACATCAGCTTCTTTAATTTCTAATTCTTTTTGTCTAGCTAAGATTAACGGGTCTTGCATTTGTTCTTGTATCCTTTCTTGTTCTATTTCCGCAGCGTGTTTTTGTGTAACTCTTTCCGCAGCCTGAACAACAAGCTTAGACAATTCTTTCTCTAAGTCATTTGGCAACTCTTCACCAATTGGTGGAAGTTCAGTACCCAACTCATCTTCAATTTCTTTTCTGTATTGAAATGCTAAATGTTCTCTTATATGAGATTCCATTTCACCTTGTATCATTCCTGCTGCTGGACTTTGCTGTAACATTTGTGCAGTTTTCGGGTCTTGTAAAGCAGTCATATGAACAGTAATGTGTGCTTTATGGTCTTGATATTCAAAGGCTTGTGCGCCTTTACCATTAATGATGTTCATATTTTCAGTAACTGGGTCTGTTGGCGGCAGATCATCATCCATTGGTATAATTTCATCAGCATCATGTATTCCCAATGTATCAAGCATTTGTCTATGCAGTTCAGGTAAGTTATACATTTCAGGTGATTGCTGTGATAACTGCAATGCAGCTTGATATTGCATAATACGCTGAGACATTGTTGCTGCATTAGGATCAGAGACTGGTAGTACATCTATACGATCATCAAAATCCTCAATCTTAATATCTTGATTAGCATCAACAGTATAAGGATATTCAGGTGATGTGAAGTCTCTAATAACACCAACTAAAATTTCAAATTCTTTTTTCATGGTAGCATGAAGTCTTGCTTGTATAGCTGACATTACTTTCATACCACGCTCTAATATAGCTAAAGTAGTTCCAACAGGTGCTTGCTGATTCATATCATTGATTTTTAAATCAGAAAGACTGGCAAAACGCCTACCCTCTTCTACCAAATTACCAAGTAACTGATATAAAGTTCCTGATGGCTCTTTATAAGGCAAGAAGGTTATATTGTCTCTGATAGCTCCTCCCGGCACATCCACATCCCTGAACTCACCCGGCATTATTGGCGTGTCATCGCCTTTAATCCTAAGCCCTCTGGCTTTAAGACCACCCGGAAGATTTGATAATGTTCCCGCATCGACCAGTTGCCTAAGAATACTGGTTGCAGATTTTGTTAAACCGCCAATCAAATGGATCAATCCAAAGCCGTAAAAACCAACTCCGGGCAAATATTGGTAATGAACAAAATGCATTCTTCTTAAACGCGCCTCATCATCTTCATAATAATTTCTATAAATACTTAGAATGATTCCGCTTGGATAATCAATAGTAACTACATAAGGTAGCGCTATTCCTTGTTCGTCTTCAAAGTTAACTAAGTCTAGGTCTACCTGCATTTCTAACAGTGTATGGCGATCATCATTACTATAATTCTCGCTTGAACCCGTCATTTCATTGTATTTCTTAGTAATATCATTGATATCTGGAGAAGATTCAGGCAATTCTATATCTCTATAGAAACCATTAACCTGCATCTTGCGAATATCATTACTATTCTTTTTCATTATTTGAGTAGCTCTTGCGCAGGTTTGCAAATCGCTTGCACCATAACTTACAACAACATCCTCTGCTGGTACAAAAATACCGCAGGGTCTACCCAAATTAGAATCATAATAAACTTTACGAAAAGCTGAACCAGCTAAAGGTAAAGAAAAAAGCATCTTTTCTGTTTCTGTACGATACTCAACCATTTCAGTGGTAAGTAAGTAGTTCATGTAATCTTGTACACGACCAGCTTGCTTTTCTTTTTCAGGGGTTGGCTTACCAACAACCTTTGTCTGAACTGGTCCAGATGCTGGAAATATCTCGCCAATGGCTTGAGATTGAAAACGAATTACCGCCTCACTCAACATTGG